CGTATGCCCATGACAGGTTTTGCATTTAGTTGCTGGTTTACAAACCAGCCAAATTTTAGCGTCAATCGCTCTATAGAACTTTACAATTTTGAGGTATCTTAGGCGTTACGACGCCTATTATACTTCTACAATTGAAGTTTTATAGTATTTGTATACTAGATGTATGCGGTTACCAAGATTCCGTATTAACTGAAATATCACGGCCGACCAGGTGCATGGATTGGTCATCCATTTTACAACATAAATTGTTTATGAATCATGTTATTATAGCAGCACCACTATAGTGATTTGTGAACGACTCAGACTAAGAGTATAAAAGCGCTGTCTAAGTATTTAGAATCGATAGTTTTATCTATCGGCGTACATTCAGTGTAAGGAGTTATGTGTCACTCCAAGGCTTTGACACAATGTAGGTAGCTGTGCCCGAATGCATAGCCACTCCTTTTGGACTTAGGAGTAAAAGAAAGATTGCCATCAGCCGATTCCCAGGCTAGTAGGGACCCGTGGAGTAAAGTCTCCCTTATCAAAACCCCGCAGAGGTAAGACGTGCCCTTGTAATGTCTTCGGACCACGCAAAATTCCGATGTATTGGTCTCATCAGCCCGCAACCAGCCTAATGACCTGGTTGTGTCTTTCGGGCGTACTAGGTATTTGTATCTACATTACCGTATGTATTGCCCAACTCGAACGGCTCGAGGATAATATCGCCCCCCCTGTGGAGTACATTCTTGTTACCGCGGCTAGTTTAGCCAATGAAATGGTGCAAGTCTCAATGTCCACCGCTACTGCGGCGTTAAGTTTAACACGATTTGTCTCATACACCAACTTTGTTCCCGTGGTGTATCTTTGCCTCTATGGAGTGCTCCTATGGACCTGCTTCGTTCCTAATCATACTGAAATTTATGAAGAACGAAGGCGAGTGTACCATCTGTGGAAACGCACACATAGAAGCGCCAAGTCCAACCGAACACGAATGAAGCGCTTACGGAACACTAAGCGCCGTCAGAAAATTCGGACGTGTTCGTTTGAACCTCAGGGATTGGCAGACCTAATGTGGTCTGTTGCCTCACGCGAGATGTCTTCCTATGTATCATCCCATCGGGATGAATTGATGAAGGAAGTGGAAGCCCTCGTGTTGTTGTTTACGTCTGTTATGGATAGTAAGAGCTGGAAAGGTGTTCTGGCTGCAGTCCTTTCATACGTGAAATCCCATTATTCAACTTCCCTAAGTTCTGTAATTTTGCAATGCATTTCAGATTTATTTGAAATAGCAGATCTCCGTAACCATATTGCAAAATGTAATACAGCGGATGAGATCCTTTCTGGTATGGATTGCCAGAGTGAGGAGACATCCATGGAAGCTGAATGGCTTAAAACTTTAAGAACAGCCAATAGTAATTGGAAGTTAGCCACCCAGAATGAAGGATTCGAGAAAGTGTCAAAATTGCTTTCCTTGCTCATTGGAGCCGGAATAGTCAATATGACATCTATCAATCCCGAAGTAGGGGGCTTCAAACTGTTCTCTGAGTTGAGCGTACCCAAACATGTCAGTTGTTATGATATGACTGACGCTTTCTTATCCACCATTGTGTTTTTTGTTGAAGGTGGGTACGAAAGTTTCCGAACCGGGAGTATTAAGCCCTTGTTGTATGGGGAGCATGAAATGCGTCAATTCGACGAGAAGTATCTTCAATGTCGAAAGTATGCAGATTATGCTCGTCCAGGCAACTTATCAATTCTATCTATTGATGAAAATGATCTTGAGAAGATGTATTCAGATACAATTGATTTGGGCAAGCGAATTGCAAAAACTGTTAAGAGTTCTCTGGTGAAAAAGCAGTTGCAAGATCGCGTTACAAAACTCCAGGATTTGCACTCCACATTTGTCCAATACCGACAAACCGGTGGGATTCGTGAGAAGCCCTACTGCATTGGTATTTATGGCAAATCGAGTGTTGGTAAATCTACTATTGGTCCTCTTCTAATGGTAAGTTCTTTAGTATATAATGGTTTTCGAGCTGATGATGAAGCCATGATTGTGCTGAATGAACATGACAAATACATGTCAAATTACAAGTCTTCAATACAGGGAGTTTTCTTGGACGATGTTGGAAATACAAAATCCGACTTCGTGGAAACTGCTCCAACTGTACGAATTCTTGAAATGGTTAACAATGTAAAAATGTATGCGAATATGGCTGAGGCTGAATTGAAGGGTAAAGTATCAATTCAACCCAAGGTTGTAGTGTGCACAACAAACGTTAAAGACTTTTGCGCGCATACATATTCCAATGAACCCGTCTCTATCGCAAGACGAGCAAATATCATTGTTACTGCTACCGTTAGACCCCAGTTTGCTACGAACAAT